TCTAAGACCGTGAAAAAATGGCATATACTTATCACTCCTCTTAGGTTAAATCGCTATAGTCAGGGCCGGGGCCGGGGATGAGGACATCAAACCAAACCGCGCCGAAAAAGTGCGGATAGGTGTCCTCCTCCTGCTCTGCCAGGGTAAAATTGATTGGTCTCTGTATCTCGTATCCGTCCAAAATGGGGTGCTCCGCAAAATAGAGACGCAGGATCTCAATGAGGTGACAGATTTCTTCGTATCCTTTCAGTTCCGGATTTTTGTCGATGGTCCCCAGGACCATCACCGTCGTCACCTTGCTTTGATCCTGCGCATCCTCTCCATCTCCGACACTGACAACGCAGTGTGGGAAATACTGATCCGCATCCCCTTCATATTTGAGCGGCGGCAGGTTGCGGATATAGACCTGCAGGCCGTGGAAACCAGCTGCTTCCACGGCCTGCTCAATTCTGGATTTCAGTTGCTGCTGCAGATTGTAGATCGTCATTTAAGCCCCATCACCCTCCTGATTTCTTTTTGCACCTGCGTCTGCAGGTATGTTTGTCCCTTGTTCTGGATTTCAAAGGCAACCTCCCAGCTTTTGATCATATTTGGGATGCTCATGGCGTACAGCTCGGCCAGCTTTTCTTTTCCGCTGCTGGTCTTCCTGCCTTCCATACGCTCAATGACGCCAATATGGCCGCTCTTCATCCGGGCGACAAAGGCCTTTGACCGCTCTTGGTTACCTGTCAGCGGCTTTTCTTTGACCCTCTTTTTGATCCTGGCCGCATAGGCTTCTGGTTTATCGGCAGGATTGACGATCACTGATTTTGGCTGCACCTTAAATCCATATAGCCTTGGCTTTTTATCGTCTGATGAGGAGACGATGCCGGTCAGGTCCCTTTTGGTCGCCTTTTTGGTGCTCAAGGTCTTTTTAACCTCTGTTTGGCTAATGACATAGACCTTTTTTGCCTCATTTCCGACATCCTTGCTGACCTGCTTGATGGTGTTGTTGATCGCCCGCTGGATCACCAGAGGGGCCTTATTTTTCATGGTCAGCATCTGTGCCTGCACTTGCTCGATGTCAGGCACAGAGATATTGAGTTGCAGTCCTGGCTCTTTGCTCATCGGTTGGCCTCCAACGTGATCCTCCAGATCCACCGGCCAGTGACGCTCTTGACAAGATAGGTTTTCCCGTCAAAGGTCAGGTGCGCCCCTTCCGCCGGCTTGCCTGGCAGGTCCTTTGCTCTCACCAGGATCAGGCGGGTGGCTGTATTGTACCCGCCCGCATACTTGGGATTGGCTTTCATTTCTTCCAGCTTGACATCGTCAATGATGACTGGGACTTGCCGGCCATCCACTTCGTGGAGGTCGGCAAGCTCATCCAAGTTAAATATCACATGGTCGGTGTCGTTGCTTACCATGTGTTTGAAGGTACTCATGACTCAGCTTGCTCCGAGACTACCGTCACGCAGTCCTGCAGCCTCACCAGTACGGTTGCCCCGCTGCTCTCTTTTTTCTGGACGCAAATTCCCGCCGGGATCTCCGACGCACTCTGCGCAGCCTTCATCGTTTTGCTTGTCGCATCCCAGTAAGCGAGTGCGCCAAACTCAATGGCTGCCGAGGTGTCCGCCGGGAACTCCCATACGCCGGTCAGGGCCAGTGTTCCCACCGCCCCGACCTCGATCTGGCAATCCGCTACGGCAATGCGGTTGGTGCCCAGCGCCACCACGTCACCGGATTTGATAACCGCCTCGGTCTCGTTTTTATAGTCGATTCTGTCGCCTTTCTGGATATAAACTGCCATTATAATACCTCCCTTACTTGCCCGGATTATAGCTCATGCCGCGCCAGTCGATGATATTGATGCCAAAATCATGGTACATCCGGTACTCGATGCCCAGAGTGTCCCAGGACACTCTGCTCTCCAGTGTCGGAGTGCGCTTGCCGTTGAGGTAGGTGACCTCGATAGTGTCCACGTCGTTTGGATCGGCGATCGCGTAGTAGCCCTTGGGATTTGCGATGTCCAGCTGCGCGTCGGTGATCAGGCGGAAAGCTCCCCGCATTGGGTTTGTTACGCCGCTGTTTGCGCCGTCCGGATCTGCGGTAGACTCCAAAATCTGGCGGATTGTCATGCCCAGCGCGACCGGTGCCAGCACGAATCGCGGCTTGATGTTGAGCACATCCTTGTTGTTGATGTCCTTCTGTTTGGCCATTGCGACGATCATCTCGTTAAAGGAGGCGATCGACGGCTCAGCACCGGTGAAAAGGTTGTTGTGGCTAGCGTCAAACAGTGCCTTGCCATCAAAGATTTTAGCGTTTTTGGTAAGAGCCTCATAGCACTTTTGGTTAAGGAATCGCTGGTTGGAGCGCACCTGCGCAGTGATCAGACGGGACACGGTGCCCAGATCGTCGTTGAGAATGGTTTGGCGGGAGAAGCCGAACCGTTTTCCGTAGGTCTTCAGGCTGGTGTCAACACCCTCATCCATTCCGCTCACGCTCTTAAACTCGCCGTTCTCCGGGATTTCCTGCATTTCGCCAGTGGCTGCCAGACGATAACGGGTCACTTTTTTAAAATCCGGGTTGGAGCCAGTGCTGGTCCAATACTGGTAGGTGGTCGGCGCGGTCGCATAGGCCCTTGCAATGGTCGCGTGCAGGGTGGAGTTGATGATGGATACAAAACTGTTGGTGTCAGCAAACTGTCCGCGGGACTGCAGCGCCATCTCTCTCCACAGCTCATCCGGGGACAAACGGTGCGCGTCCTTGACGCCGCATCGCATCGCGCAGTCAGCCATCAACTGGTGCAGGCTCATGCCGCGGAAGCTCTCCGCGCCTGGCGCTGGTTTTTCAATTGTTTCGCCCATGCGCAGGAGCAGGCCATCTCTGGCCGCGTCGCGGTACTTGTCCTCTTCATCCGCTACCACCGCCACATGGGAAGTCAGCGGTTTCCGATCTCGTTTCAGGCCCTCCAAAATGGCGGCACGTACCTGGTCGACGCTGCTGCCATCCTGGATATACCCCTCCGGATCCACGTCAAAGCTGCGGCAGAGCGAATAGATCTCGGTGCATCTCTGGCGCTCTGCCTCTGCCCCGCCTGCAGCTGGGGTCTCCGGCGCTGCAGTTGGTGTGCTTTCCGGAGTGGTCGGCTGTGCAGTGCCTCTGTCTCCGGTGCCTTTTTCTGGCGCTGGTACTGGGTTGTTTGGATTCTCTTTGTCTTTTACTACACTCATTCCATCTTCCTCGCTTTCTGGTCCTTGATTTCTGCCGGCTCCCACGTCTCCGTCGGCCGGCACTGGCTCAAAGGATATCTCTAAGGGTTCCCACTTGACCGCTACATAGCAAGGTCCGGTAAAGCGTCCATTGCTGGAGGTCTTTCCGGCCCTTACTTCCTCATACGCGTTGACGGTGTACCCCACCGAGATCCCTTTTAGGCTTCCCGACCTCACTTTTTGATAGATTAGGTCGCTTTTTTCGTCGCTGTCAAAGGACACCACCGCCTTGCAGCGCTTGGTTTCCTGGTCGACGCTCAGGCTCACGATCCTGGCAATCGGTAGACTGCCATAACTCGGATCTCTGCCGTGGTGGAAAAGTACCGACCCTACATTTTGCAGGCGTGTCAGGTCCACGCAGCCTTCATCGTGGCACAAAATCTCCGGCCCAAACCACCGGTCGACCGGATTCTCGGACGAAAAGGACAGTTCGACCGTCCTGTCTTCCTGGGAAACTTCCCGCATCTGCATCGGCAGCGTGCGAAAATTACTCTTCGGGTTCTTCTGTTGTGGCTGTGCTCTGCTTCTCATTTGCTGTTGTTTCCTCCAATCCCAGCTCTCTGATGAGCTGTTTTTCTCTGGCCCGCTGCTCTAGGATGGCGCGCCAGTCCTTGCCCTGTTCTGCCGCTACCTCCTGCAGAGTGATCTGGTTGGTCTCCAGCGCGATTTTGTTGGCGTTGACCTCCTTGACCGGGTCGATCCAGCTCATCCCCTTAGCAATCCACTTGCACTCGGTGTATTTTTCCGGGTTGCTGAAATAATCCGGTATTTTGAGGGTCCCTGCCATCACGCAGCTGTCCATCCACCATTGATACACCCGGCGGCAGAGGTGCTCGGTCAGGTAGTGCTGCCACTCCTTGTAGCTCTCCCTGTCCTCGATCAGATTTTGACGGGCGGAAGAGTAGTTGACCTGGCTCATGTCCCGCGAAGTTGCCTCATAGCTCAATCCCAACGCTGACGAAAATGCCCGCAGCAGGATGGTTGCTATGTCTTTGGTGTTGGACGCCTGGCCCGATGGGTTGACCACCTGGATTTCGTCTCCTGCATCCAGCTCCATGATCATGCCTGGTGCCAGCTTTTTCCTCTTGGCGCCGGTCGCCTTGTCCGTTTTCTGGTTGCGTCCAAAGCCTCCCGCGGGATTGACCTTTTTGATAAAGACTGACAGGCAGGCCAAGATGCGCTCCTTGACTGACACAGCATTCAAAAACTGGTTCAGGTCCCGGAGGCGGGAAAGGATGTTGGCAAATCCAGAAATTTCCCGCACCTGCGAGGTGCGTTTGATCTTGTTGAGGTAGATGACCCGATCCGCCGGAATCCGGACGGTTCGGCCAGTTTCACCATATACGTCATAGACCGTAAAATGATAGGCAATTGGCTTGTTGTAGGAATTGACTTCCACGCCGCCCACCACCTGATTTCCCTCATGGAACAGCACCCCGCTGTTGAGCTCATCCACCTCTTTGATCTGCAGCTGCAGCGGGAAACGTTTATCTCCCGTGTATGCCGCTACGATCAGCAGACCTCCATCGACCAGCATCCGGCGCACCGCCATCTTGAGTATCTCGCAGAAGCACAGTCGGCCTGTGACATCGCAGTTTTCCGGGTGACACCACCGCTCCCAGAGCGTTTCGATCTGCCGTTCCAGCTCCGGGTTGTCCACCTTGCAGTCCAACCGGATGCCTGATCCAACCACATTGCGCTCCATGGCAAGGATGCTCGACTCTGCATAGTCGGCATTCCTCTCCAGGTCGCGCGCGCGGCGACGGATCATGTCGCGGGACATGGCGTTGATATCCTCTGCCCGGCCGTCTACCGGCGTCCAGTTGTCCCCTTCCCGTCCCCCGCCCGCATCATATCCGTTTCGATTGCCCCCAAAGCGCATTTTGAGGTTTTGCCATACTCCCAAGTGCCTCTACCCCCTATCTGCAAAATCCACAATATACAGGTCTCCCCCGTTTGCCTGCCGCAGCTGGCTCTCCAGCGCTTTTTGCCGGCTATACAGGGTGGCAAGGCTTGCTTTGGTCACACTCTGCCCATCAATGTTGTAGCTCTGCGCGCCGTTTTCGATCGCTTCGATTGCCTTGCAGAGGTTCTCATATCGTTTTTCCAGATCCATCACAGCCAATCATCCCCCCAATCATCGTCTTCGTTGTCCCCAAACCAGTTTTCGTCCTCTTCCTCCCGCTGATAGGTCGATTCTTCCGCTACCACTCCCGGAGGATCCTCCAGCAGCGCGAAGGCGCCCAGCAGATCCGCCGCGCAGGCTGCATAGACCTCGCAGTCCAGGTAGTGGTTTGGCGCGCCACTGGTCTTTGGACGCCACACCCAGCTCCCCACTCCGTTTTTGCGCTCAAATACCTTGTGCTCGTTGGTGATCTGCTCACAATACTCCTGGTCCACCCCGTCAAATACCTGCCAGCTGCCGTCGACGGCGTTGATCTTGGCATAGATCATCGTCTTGTAATAGCTGCCGTCGCAGATAATCAGATTCAGTCCGCGGGCGGCGCTGCCCTCCCGCTGGATTGCCGAGACACGATAACGCGCCGGGATGGGCGTAGACGATCCCTTGACCGGCACAGTAAGTGGGTTGTGCATATAACAAAAATCATATACCTGGTCTGTCTGGTCTCCGGAGTCGATCAGCGCCAGATCGATGTACCAGTCCCGACCTTTTTCATCGTAGTAGGTCTGGTTGATAACGTCCCATAGCGCATTAAAATCGACGCCGGGGATGCAGTCGTGGTCAATGTTGTAGATTTTCTTGCCCTGTCCCCAGGCGTCCACCGTGTAGTACAAGCAATTTTGCTGCACGTCGACCCCGCAGGTAATGATCTGCGCCCAGTCCGGCACCATCCCGCGGGTATAGACGCCGCGGTTATCCAGCACCTTCTGCGCGCCGGCGGTACTGCCAACGTCTTCCCACGGCTCTCCCAGCCAGGAGTTTACAAAGTTTTGCATCTTTTCCTGGTCACCCTGCGCATCCAGCCACTTGTAGGCCACGTCCGCAAAGGACAACCACGGAGAGTAGATCGCATTGAGGGCAAATCCTGTTTTTTTCGGACTTACCCGCATGCCTTCTGTCTCCCCCTCGTTCATCCACTGCCCCAGTTGCAGAATTTTGTTCTTATCCGCATCAGATATTTTGCCCTGGCAATAGGGGCACTCATAGTAGGCCGCCGCTGACCTCTCTGTTTTGCTGCCCTCTTTGGGAAATTTCAGCTGATGGAAGCGCAGCCGCTGCATCCGTCCGCAGTGCGGGCATGGAACATAGAAAAAGAGCTGCCGGGTGCAGCTCTCCCACTCTCTCCAGATCGCCCCCGTCTTTAGGGTGGGGGTCGATGTAATAAAAATTTTCTTATTGTAGGAAAATGTATTGGTCCTTTCCCTCGCCAGTGAGATCGGGTCCGCCTCTTTGCCGCCCCCTGATCTGGGCGGGTACTTGTCCACCTCATCAAGCAGTACAAAGCGGATCGGCTTGGAGGACAGCGAAGCCGCAGAATTGGCACCGGTCAGCGGAATATACATGTTGTCAAACTGCAGGGCCAGCAGCTTGCTGTCATCCTCGCGGAATTTTTCGGCAAGCGGTTTTGTCGCCCGCAGCATCGGCTGGATGCGGTTTTTTGAAATGTCCTCGGCCAGCGTGTCTGATGGATAGACCACCAGCGTGGAGGACGGATCCTGGTCCACAATGTACCCGAGGATATTGAGGATCGACTCTGTTCCCCCGACCTGTGTCGGCTTGATAAAGACAATCTCCTCGATCCGGTCATCCGAAAAAGCATCCATGATGCCCCTGAGATAGGGCGTTTTGGAGGTCTTCCAGCGGCCCGGCTGGTTGGATGTTCCCGCCGGGATGATCCTGTATTTATCTGCCCATTGGCTCACCGTCATCTTTTCCGGCGGCTTCAGCGTTTTCAAACTCCCCAGCATCCAATCCGGATAATTTACCCTGGCTCCATTCCGCGAGCGCATCATATATCACCTCACTTACCTCGTGCTCAATTTCTTTTGCAAGATCCATCTCTACCGACGCAGACGCCAGAATACCGATCTTGCGTGGCAATAGCAATACCGCCTGCTTAAAGGCAACAAAAAAGGCGGCCAGCTCATCCGCTACCGCCTGTTTTTCGATGTAATCTCCGCGCTTGACTCCGTTTTCAAATTCTCGGTTTTCCGTTTGTGCCTTTTTGAGATTTCCCTCCCAATAGAGCTTGCGCTCCTTTAGGCTCATTTTTTCTAGGTCTGCGCTCTCCCGGCTGCCCTGAATCCGCCAAGCGATTACCTCCTTGACCGGCCACCATCCGCGCTCTGCTTTTGGGCATCCGTCCTTTGCCCAGGCGGCCAAAGTCTTTGTACTGACACCAAAAATTTCTGCTAGAAAAGAGGTGGGGACACACGTTTTTCCATCGATCATTTTTGTCTTGATGTTGTTACCCACATTCCCACCTCAAACGTAACAAAATTTTAAACCATTTTTCCACTTCCAAACATTTTTCCTACATCTGATTGTCTGTTTTCGTTCTAATTTAATCTTAATTTTACATTGTTACCCAGTTTTTTTCTACTCGCACCGAGGAAAATTCCGCACTCTTTCGCCACC